GCTGATAAATTCTCTGGTGAATCTGTAAAATTCGCAGAGCGAAGAGGATTTAAGCTGTACGATGAAGATTCGCTCAATACTAAACTGTTAGATAATAAGGAGAAACCAAATGGCAAACAAGATAGTTAAATATAAACTTACAGATGCAGGCACAATCCCAACTTGGATTGAAGATGGCGGATATTACCCTGATCCTTCTGAAGTTATGATTGGTGCAACGGTTGATGGTTCGGATGAAACTGGACTTGGTGAACTTGCAAGTGAGGCAGATGTAAAAACGTATTTAGATACGTATACATCTTCTTGGACTCAAGATGATCCTAGTTCTGATGATCCAACTGCAACTGTACCATTCGATCAAACAGCAGCAGCCACATATATCTGGTCTAAAAAGATAGGTTAGTAAATGGCTAACTACCCGCAACTTGATAACGCTTCAGGCGTTTGGAATCTGCGTGAAGTCTATGACGCGGTAATGGGTGGGTATTGGCCGAATGCAAATTCAAGAGGTTTACTTGCTGGTGGAAACACTCCAAACGGAGGAACTAATTACGTTTCAATAATAGATTTTATAAACATGAGTTCTTCTGGAAATGCATCTAATTTTGGAGATTTATCTACAGATAGATTTTCGCCAGGTGGAATGAGTTCTTTTACAAGAGCTGTTTTTGGAGGTGGCTATCAAAGTCCAGGTGCTGCTACTAATGTTATTGATTATGTAACTTTTTCTACAGAAGGAAACGCCGCTGATTTTGGAGACATGACAGCTTCACTTGATTTAACAGCACCAGTTAGTAATTCTATAAGAGGTGTACAAGCAGGAGGGCAAGGTTCTCCAAGTAATATTATTCAATACATAACTTTAGCTTCAACTGGTAATGCAACTGACTTTGGTGATTTAACACAAGCAAGAAGACAATCCTCAGGTATGGGTTCCCCAACACGAGGTTGTTTTGGTGGAGGAGCCGCTCCATCAATAGTAAACACAATAGATTTTATAGAGATTGCAACAACTGGTAATGCTACAGATTTTGGAGATTTATCACAATCAAGAAGACCTGCAAATTCTAATGTTAGTTCATCAACAAGAGGAATAACTCTTGGTGGTTTTACTCCTAGTATTGTTGGGACTGTAGATTTTATAACAATAGCCTCTCAAGGTAATGCAATAGATTATGCAGATTTAGAAACTGCAATGAGAGATAGTGCAGGGGTATCAAATAGTGTAAAAGGTTTTAATTGTGGTGGTTCAACTCCAACAGTACAAAATGTAATTCAAAATGTAACTATTGCAAATGGAGGGACTTTTTCAGATTTTGGAGATTTAACATATTCAAGAACAGCTGTAGGGGGAACATCAAACTCGCACGGCGGACTAAACGACGGGTATCAAGGAACAAGACCATTACCATTTAACGAAGCTGGTGGGGATCTTTGTATAAATATGGGTGGTGATAGGGATAATGGAAATGATACGTATGTTGGATCTTTTAAAATATCTAGTTCAGGAAATGAACAAGATTTTGGAGATACAACAAATAAGGCTTTAACTGCAGGATCTCTTGGTAATAAAACAAGAGCTGTACAAGGAGGAGGCTATAACCCATCCAATACAAATGTTATTCAATATTATACTTTTGCCACAAAAGGAAACTCAGCAGATTTTGGTGATAGAACAAATTCAGTTCAACAAGTCGCTGGTGCTAGTAATAATACTAGAGGATTATTTATGGGAGGAGAAACTGTTAATGTCGTTGATTACATAAGTATATCAACTTTAGGTAACGCAGCAGATTTTGGAAATTTAAGCGCTAGCAAAGCAGGTGGCGCAGGAATAGAAAATAATACTAGGGCTATCATAGGAGGAGGTTATACTCCATCAAGAATTGATGTAATAGAGTATTTTACAATATCAACAACAGGTGATGCAACAGATTTTGGAGATTTATCTGGAAACAGATCTCAAGCAGGAAGTGTTAATTCTTCAACAAGAGCTGTGTTTGGAGGAGGATCAGATGGGTCATCGGTAGTAAACACTATAGAATATATTACAACAGCCACTACTGGTAATGCTACAGATTTTGGAGATTTAACTTCTGCAAGGAGCACTATGAAAAGAGGTGGAACTAATTCTGTCACGGGAGTTTTTAATGGTGGACTTACGCCAAGTGCTAGTAATATAATGGATTTTATAACTATTGGATCAACAGGTAATGCTTCTGATTTTGGAGATTTAATAAGTCCTACTTCACAAAGTGGTGGATCTCAATCAAACGGACATGGAGGGTTAATCAGTGGCTAGAGCAACTTCATTCACTTATAAGGTCACGGTGGTAAGCACCGGTTCGGGTAACAAATATGTTATCGATGGTAATCAACAACAATATGTAACTTTATTTCCTGGTGGCACTTTTAGATTTGATCAGGCTGATAGTAGTAATGATGGTCACCCTTTTCGTTTTTCAGAAACCGATAATGGAACTCACGGCGGAGGCAGCGCTTATTCTACCGGTGTGACCGTAGCAGGAACACCTGGAAATGCAGGAGCTTATACGGAGATAGAGGTAACAAGTTCTACACCAACCATATTGTATTATTATTGTACTCAACATAGTGCGATGGGCGCCAACATAGACATACCAGGAGGCAGTGGATCAGGGCACACGGATAGAGCAGCATTTGCAGGAGGTTTTGCTCCATCTGCTAATAATACAATAGATTATATACAAATTTCAACAACAGGTGATGCATCTGATTTTGGTGATCTATCACAAGCAAGAGGAGATTGTGTGGGTGGTTCTTCTACAACTAGAGGAATTCAAGCTGGAGGTGATGCTAATCCTGTTACAGATAAATCTGCTGTAATTGATTATTTTCAATTTGCAACAAAAGGTAATGCTGCTGATTTTGGTGATTTAACACAAGGAAGAACACAACTAAATGCTGGATCAATGTCTAATAAAACTAGAGTTATTTTTGGCCCTGGATATGTATCTCCAGGTGGTTCACAAAATATTATAGATTTTGTAACCATATCAAGTATGGGTAATGCTGTTGATTTTGGAGACAGATATATTAGTGATGGTTTAAGATCAAGTGGTGGTGCAGCTAGTTCTACAAGAGCTATTTTTTCTGGAGGAAGAGGACCTAGTGGAAATACAAATGTTATGGATTATGTAACACTTGCATCGACTGGTAACTCAACAGACTTTGGAGATCAAACTGTAGAACGAAGATATTTAGCTGGTCTTTCATCTTCAACAAGAGCAGTATATGGTGCGGGTAGAGGACCTTCTCCAGCTCTTAATACTATGGATTATGTAACAATTGCTTCAACGGGTAACGCTACAGATTTTGGAGATTTATTAAGTGCATACACTAACCCTGGAACTTCTTCTAATTCAGTTAGAGGTATATTTACTGGTGGTACTTCTCCAGAAAGTAATAACACTATTCAATATATTACAATTGCATCAACAGGTAATGCTACAAATTTTGGAGATTTAACTGTCACTAGAGGCGGTTGTTTTGGCTCATCAGGATCACATGGAGGTTTACAATAATGTCTAATTCAGGAAAAATTTGGGATGTACGAGAAGCATATAAACAGCAAAGAAATAATGCTTGGTCAAGAGGAGACACTGCAATTTGTTGTGGTGGTACTACTCCTTCAGTGGTTAATACAATAGATACTGTTCAAATATCTACAACTGGTAATTCAACAGATTTTGGAGATTTAACAGCTACTCTAGGAACTGGCGGAGGAGCATCTTCATCCATTAAAGGAATAATGTCTAATGGTTATACAGGATCAGGAAATACAAATGTAATACAATACATTCATTTTAATTCTCAAGGCAACATGGCTGATTTTGGTGATTCAACAGTAACAAGAAGAGCTTGTTCAGGATCTGGTAATAATATTAGAGGTTTATTTGGTGGAGGTTTTGTTTCTGGTAATATTAATACAATAGATTTTATAACCATAGCCTCACTTGGTAATGCTACAGATTTTGGAGATAGAACAGAATCAAGAAATTCTGTAGGAGCTGCTGCTAATCCAACAAGATCTTTAATGGCATCTGGATCAAGTCCAAATAGTAACGTAATTGATTTTGTAGAAATATCTTCAACAGGTAATGCTACAGATTTTGGAGATTTAACTGCAACAGCTTTAGGTGTTCAAGCTTCAGCTAGTGCAACAAAATGTGTTTTTGCAGGTGGTCAACCAGCTTCTTTATTTGAATCAGTTCAGTTTGCATCTTTAGGTAATGCAATTGATTATGGAGACTTGGTAACAGGAACTAATTATCATGGTTGTACCGATAATTCTGTTAGAGGTATAGCTATGGGTGGTTCTGATCCAGGTAATGATTCAACTTTAATAAATACTATTCAATATTGGAGTTTAACAAGCACTGGTAATTCCATTGATTTTGGTGATTTAACATCAGCTAGAAATAATACTCAAGCAACTTCATCAAGTGGTCATGGTGGTTTAGAACTCGGTGAAACTCAACGTCCATCAGTAACCTATATGCCTGGATCAGGGAGAGCTTTGATGATGGGTGGAGAAAATGGAAGTGGAATAACTGCAAGTATGGATTTAACAGTTATTACAACTTTAGGTAATTCTTCCGACTTTGGAGATTTAACAGATTCTAGAAACAACAATGCTTCAAGTGGAAGTCTTACAAGAGCAATATCTGCTGGTGGTAATGCTCCTGGATATTCTGATGTTATCGATTATGTTGAAATGCAGTCTCAAGGAAATGCTGCTGATTTTGGTAATTTACAAACTGGTCGTAGAGATCCTGGTTCTACAGCTTCAACAACTAGAATTGTATACGGAGGTGGTGATTCTAATGGGTCTACTGTTGTAGATACTATTGGATATAATACAATTGCAACCGTAGGTAATGCATCTGACTTTGGTAATTTAACACAAGCTAGAAGAGTCGTAGGAACAGGAAACATAACAAGAGGATTGTTTTTAGGTGGATATTTAGCACCAGGAGGAACTTATGTAAATACAGTAGATTATATTACAATTGGTTCTACAGGTAATGCTACAGATTTTGGTGATTTAAGTGGAACACCTTCATATGGTGGAGCATCTTCTTCTTCAACAAGAGCTCTGTATGGAGGAGGTCAAACACCTTCTACAGTAAATACTATTGATTATTTTACAATAGCTTCGACAGGTAACGCTACAGATTTTGGTGATCTAACAGTCGCTAGAGCAGGAGTGCCTTCTACTTCAAACTCAACAAGAGCTATATGGATGGGTGGTTATGAACCAAGTTATAACGGAACAATAGATTATGTTACTATTGCTAGCACAGGTAACGCAATAGATTTTGGAGATTTATTCGATAAAAAAGGTCAAGGTGGAGCAACTTCTGACTCACATGGTGGTTTACAAAGTTCGTAAAATATAGTATTATCCTATACATGAAAGACATATTTTTCCTACACGGATTACCTCGTGCTGGCAATACCGTATTTAGTTCTATTATGAATCAAAACAAAGATATAGCTGTTACAGCCAATAGTATTTGTGCTGATATACTTGGTGAAATATATTTATTACAAAACACAGATATCTTTAAAAATTTTCCAGATCATAGTTCTTTAGAAAATGTAACAAAAAATATTTTTAACAATTACTACAAAGATTGGAATTACAAATATATTATTGATAGAGCACCTTGGGGACATCCAACAAATTTAAAAAATTTAAAAAAAATAAAATCTAATATAAAAATTATTGTTTTAGTTAGAGACATAATAGAGGTATTAGGATCTTTTTTAAACTGGTCTGAAAGAGAACCTTCTTCTTTTGTTAATCAATATGAAGCTAAAACAAGAGAAGAAAAATGTCATATGCTAATGAACAAAGAAGGTGTAATAGTCAAAGAGTTAATAGGTATAAAGCATTTGTTGGATTATCAACCTAAAGAATTGTATCACGTAATTAATTTTAAAGACTTGGTTAAAGACACAGAAAATATAATAAATAATGTGTATAACTTTTTAAATATACCCAAGGTAAAACATGATTTTGATGATATAAAACAATTTAAAGTAAACGATATGGTTTACGATGACGCCATTGTAGGAAATGGATTGCATATTTTGAAAGAAGGTGCTATAAAAAATTATAAAGAAGACTATAACGCTTATGATATCGTACCAAAAAATATTATAGACGAATATAAACAATGTAACTTTTGGGTATAATGAAAGAAGAATTACTAGAATTATTTCCGACACCTTTATTAATTGTTCCTTACGAGGAGCCTATTGATAAAGAGCTAGCATATTTAAAAACTATTAGTTATCGTGAGCAACAACAAAACGGTAATTATAGATCTGATGATTCGTACCTGTTACGTAAAGAAGAATTAAAAAACATAAAAAACTTTTTGGGTGAGGCTGTAGATAAATTTACCAAGAACGTTTTAAACTCAGAACAAAGATTAGTAATCACTCAATGTTGGGCTAACAGAAACCCAAAAGGGTCCAAGCATCACGAACACGTGCATCCGAACAGTATCATATCCGGTGTTATGTATTTTCAAATAAATGAGAAATTACCGCCCATACAGTTTTCAAAAACAAATCAAGATGGTATGAAATTAGACCCTATAAAATATAACCATGTAAACTCAGAATCTTTTTTATTACCTTGTAAACCAGGTGAATTAATATTATTTCCATCTTCGTTGAAACATAGCGTGCCAATTAATCAAAGTGAAGAAGATAGAATAAGTGTATCATTCAATACATTTTGTATTGACGCTATCGGATCAGAACAATCACTAACTCATTTGGACATAAGGAGGTTAATGAATGAGCACAATTAAAGACTACATAATGGTGGTAAATACCATACCAAAAGAGGTATGTGAGACATTAATAGATGAATGTAATAAGGGCATTTGGAAAAAACACACTTGGAATAACTATGCTACGGGGACTTTTGAATCAGAACCCACAAAAGAATTAGATGTTATGAATTGCACCAAGGAGCAACAGGCAAAGATAACGCCTTATCTCGTGGAGGCATTAAGTAAATATCAGGAAAAGAACAGCACACCAGGAGAGAAGACTCAAGCACCGTGGTTACATAAATTTAGTCCCATACGTTTTAACAGGTATCAGGTGGGCACGATGATGAGGGAACATTACGATCATATACACAGTATATTTGATGGTCAGATGAAAGGAGTGCCTCTGGTATCCATCGTGGCTAACCTAAATGAGGACTATGAGGGCTCTGAATTCTATTGCAGAGGAGAGGAAATTAAGCTAAAAACAGGTGATATACTGTTATTTCCATCTAACTTTATGTATCCACATGAGGTTAGAGAGACTACAAAAGGCACCCGTTACTCCTTTGTAAGCTGGGCCTTTTAATATATAATGAGGTCATATGTTACAAAAGATAGGTTTTCAACCAGGTATAAACAAACAGATTACAGATACTGGAGCAGAGGGTCAATGGACAGACTGTGATAATGTTAGATTCCGTTACGGTATTCCAGAAAAGATAGGTGGTTGGAAACAATTAGGAGATAGTAATCTTACAGGTGCGGGCAGAGGACTACATCATTTTGTAAATAGTTTGGCTAGAAAATACGCTATCATAGGCACAAACAGAATCTTATATGCATTTTCTGGTGGCGTGTATTATGACATACACCCTATCAAAACAACAACAACGCTCACAAGTGCATTCACCACGACCAACGGATCAGCTGAGGTCACAATAACATTCGCTAGTGATCATGGTATATCAGCACAGGATATTATACTATTAGATAGTTTTTCATCTATAACAAATTCTAATTTTGCAGCTGCAGATTTTAACGATAAAAAATTTATGGTGACTACTGTGCCAACAAGCACAACTGTTACAATCACAATGCCATCAAACGAATCTGGATCTGGTGCAACAACATCAGGTGGTATCAGGGTGCAACATTACTATCCTGTAGGACCGGCTGTGCAAGCAAAAGGTTTTGGTTGGTCATTAGGATCTTGGGGTGGTGAGGTAGCAGGTGAGCCTACTACAACCTTACAGAATGGTATTAACAGTTCCGTAACTACAGGTATAATATTGGTCGACTCATCACAGTTTCCAACAGCGGGGACTAATTTTATAATCATAGATAGTGAGGAGATATCCTATACAGGTATCGCAGCCACAGGTGAATTAACGGGTGTAACAAGAGGTGTTGCTGGAACCACAGCTGCAGCTCATAGTGGCGGTGCAACTATCACAAGTTCTACAAATTTTGTGGCATGGGGTGAAGCAGCATCAGGAGACTTAGTATTAGAACCTGGCATGTGGTCACTAGATAATTTTGGTGATAAGGCTATCTGTCTTATTCATGACAGCGCTGTATTCGAATGGAATTCTGCAGCGTCTGATGCAACATCAAATAGAGCAACAATCATAACCAATGCACCAACAGCATCAAGACACATGTTAGTATCTACACCGGATCGTCACTTGGTATTCTTTGGAACAGAAACAACTATCGGAGATACGTCAACACAGGATGATATGTTTATAAGATTTTCTGATCAGGAGGATATCAATACATATACACCTACAGCAACAAATACGGCCGGCACACAGAGACTGGCCGACGGATCACAGATCAGAGGGGCTATCAGAGGTAGGGACTCCATTCTTGTTTGGACTGACACAGCTTTATTTACACAACGTTTTGTTGGTCAACCTTTTACCTTTGCCTTTTCACAGGTAGGTACAAACTGTGGACTTACGGGACAGAATGCATGTGTAGAAGTTGATGGTGCAGCCTATTGGATGTCAGAAAATGGTTTTTTTAGATTTGCTGGTAAATTAGAATCTCTACCTTGTTTGGTAGAGGATCATGTATACAATGATATAAATTTAGAGTCTGGTAACCAGATGGTTTCTGCCGGACTAAATAATCTTTTTGGTGAGGTCATGTGGTTCTATCCAACTTCCTCATCATCTGTCGTAAACAGAATGGTTGCATATAACTATTTTGACTCTTCACCACAAAGGCCAGTATGGACAGTTGGCACACTTGCCAGAACTATGTGGCAGGATTCTGCTGTCTTTGGTTCACCACACGCAACAGAATATGATGCGGATAATGATAGTTCGTTTGATGTTGTGGGTAATACTGAAGGTAGAACAACATACTATCAACATGAGACAGGAACAGATCAGGTCAGAGGTGGCACAACAACCGCCATACTTGCAAACATATCTTCTGGAGATTTTGATATAAGTCAGAGAAGAAGTGCATTAGGTCAAACTACAACAGGAGCAGATCTTAGAGGAGATGGTGAGTTTATAATGAAGGTCAGAAGATTTATACCTGATTTTATATCACAGACCGGAGCGACCAGAGTTACGTTAAATCTAAGAGATTTTCCAAATGATACGAGAGCAAGTTCTTCTCTTGGACCTTTTGATATAACATCTAGCACAAAGAAGGTTGATACAAGAGCAAGAGGTAGGGCAGTATCTCTAAAGATAGAGAATACATCATCTAATCAAAGTTGGAGACTTGGAACTTTTAGATTAGATATACAACCGGATGGACGTAGATAATGGCAAAGATAGTTCAAGTATTGACAAGACCGAGTGAGCAATATGATCTGCCAACAGCGGAGGCACAGGTCAGAGATCTTGATGCGATAGTTGAAAAATTAAATACAACGTTTCAACAAGAATTAAAAGATGAGGTAGAAGCATTTAACTTCTTTTTACAATAATGGCTAATAGTTTTATAAATAAAAAAGCAGATCTAACGACAACAGATTTAACCACACTATACACGGTGCCTAGTTTTAAGACAGCTGTTGTTAAATCACTGTTAGTGTCTGAGGACGCCGGATCAGGGACCACGATAACAGTAACATTAGTTAATTCTAGCGGTGCTATATTTAGTTTATTTAAAACTAAAGCTATTGCATCCAATGCAACTACAGAACTTTTGACTCAACCCCTTGTTATGGAGGAGAGTGAGATACTTAAAGTACAGGCTGCTGACGCGAACGAGCTGCACGTCATAGCCTCGATATTAGAGATACAGCCGAGAGAGGTAACAGCATAGTGAGAGTAATAAAACCAAAAGAGATAATAGAAGAGATATATAACCTTAGAACAGGTGAGAAATACAAGAATGATGAGGAATGGAAGGCCAAAGGCATACCTGAATCCGAGATAAGAAAAGATGTCAGAGTTATCATGCCTAGCCTTGATTTATTTGGAGAAACAAAATAGAATGATACGATGGCAATAACTAGAGCACAACAAGCAAGACAATTATACCAAGCTGGAGGTGGAGCTGATGCAGCAAAAGATGATTTTAAATCACCTTCATCTAGTCCTTTTTCAGCAGGATATTCTGGTGCTAAGAGTGCAGTTAAAACAGGAAGAGTTTCACGTGATGTAGATAATAATGATGGTATAGGCGGAAATTTTAAAAATAATAATGATAGTGATAATTTACAAAAAGCTATAGATATAGCTTCCACTGGATCTGATATATATAGAGTTGGAAGTGCTATTAAGCAAGGAAGTATTAAACCCCTTATATCTCTTGATCCAGTTTCGCTAGCAATAATGGCGGGAATGTATCTTAAAAATAAAAGTGAAAAAGAAAACAATCAAAGTTTACTAACTGGACAACAAGAAGAAGAAGAAGTTCCTATGATGGCTAATGGTGGTATTATGGACCTTGAACAAGCCAGACAAGGATACAAACTAGGTAAACTTGTTAAGAAATTTAAACGTGGTGCCAAAAAACTTATTAAATCACCATTTGGTAAAGCTGCATTGTTATATACAGGACTTGGTGGTCTAGGTAATCTTGCGTCAGGAGCAAGTTTTTTTAGTAATTTTGCAAGTCCAACAGCATTTCTTAATAAAGCTAATTTAGCAAATATTTTTTCAGGACAAGGTTTAGGTAATATAGCATCTAGAATAGGTTTAGGCACTATGAAGTCTGTTAAAAATCCAATAACAGACACTGTTATGAGAAAGTTTACACCTAACATGTTAGGTAAAATTTTAACAAGTCCTGGAGGTATAATCACAGCAACATCACTATTACCATTACTAGGTCTTGGCACAGGTGATGAGACAGAAGAAGAGGCAAAACAACTTATTGCAGATAACACTGGTTTAAATTTTGATGAGTTAAGACCACAAGGTGCTATGAGATTTGCAGCGGATGGTG